CGGTATCACAGACGGTAATTATGAGGTGATGCCGTACGCGACAATCAACACTTCATTTTCAAGATTCCCACTGTATATCGCAAACGCTATCATCACGAATGTGACACCGTCAGTTGCAAATTTGATCGTTACACCATTTGAAAATAGCCTGCTTCTTAGCGCTGATGGTGGCGACATTGCAGCAGGCACATCATTTTCTGTTGTAGTTGAGTCTGGTGATTCTGAAGTATTAATTACGATAGCATAAGGAGAAATTATGAAGATCGAATATAGAGGTAAGCAATATGATGTTGAGATTAATCCTGAAGGTGTAACAGCACATAAGGCGGTTGGTGTGAACATCATAGTAGCAGACAATGGGGTATTGATTCCTGGGGTCACTGAGATAGTGGAAACTGTCACGACTGCTGCAGGTACTGATTTCACTGATTTTATGGCAATGCTGGATGAATCATCTGACACAGAAGCAGGGATCGTGACGTATCTTACTGAGAAAGTAGGTGTGTAATGGATGAAAATACAGTTGACGTTAACGAGAAAACCCAGGGTCAGCTTCGGCAGCTTAATATGGCACTGATGACCATTCAAGGTCAGATGCAAGCTATGGTTCAAGGGTATGTTTCAGCTCTTGGGCTTGAGGGGAATTGGAATCTGTCCGGAGATATGAAAAAGCTGATCAAGGTGGAGGATAAATAATCATGGCCGGTATCTTTAAATCTGATGAAGCTGATGGTTTTGGATTAGATTTAGACCGTGATGGGATACTGGATATAAAACGCGGATCTGACGGAAAAATGTATTATGGTGAGTATGAGATAGCCACCAATGTGCATAATTTCGCTGAGATGTACATCAGCGAAACACAACTGAATATGTAATAGATGCTCAAACATCTTGGCATACGTCACGGAATTTGATAGCTGGTAATATGGAAGGGTTTACGTTTTTATCTTCCATAAAAGCAACGATAGCTGGTGTGGATGACGGAGGCGATGGAACGATAATTGTCACTACTTTGGCAGCACACGGATTTAGCATTGGAAATATAGCAACACTTACAGGTACGACTGATTATGATGGGGTATATGAGATATTATCAAAACCGTCCGACACTACATTCACCGTTACCAAGGCTTTCAATGTAACTCGCACAGGTACAGCAACACGCGGGTCATGCTTAGTCGCCGGGGCTTATGCTGCTGGATACTACAAAGTATACTACGAAATGTCTGGTAAGGGCGCTGGTACTAATCAAGAGTATGGTTTTAGAATTTTTAAAAATACTGATATTCAAGTCAGATGCCCTGCTGCGTGTAAGTATGGTGTAATTGGCGATATTATTCCAAGCTCTGGTGGTGGAACTCTTGATTTAGTAAGCGTAGGCGATATGATTTCATTCATGCTTAGAAATAATTCAGGGTCAAGTGACTTTACTATGAAACACATGAATTTACTTATTGAGAAGATATAATGAATCTTACTGAAAATGAAGAGATAAAAAAGATCTTAATGCAATGCTCACTTAGCACTAAAGTTACTGCTAAGACGCTATTTAATAATCTGTTTACTTCTCCATTTTCAACTCTTCATGATCAGGTGTTCGACTTAATAGATGATAACACTAAATTACGTAAGGCCTTAGCTGCCCCTCGTGGGATTGGTAAGACGACTATTGCTCGTACGAAAGCTATGAAGGGCATCTTATTTCGTGAGTACCGTTTCATCGTATATGTTAGTAACTCTGCAACAAGTGCTGAGATGCAAACGGAGAATATGAAGCGTGAGTTGCTTTCTAATCAGTTGATTAAAAAACTCTTTGGAAACATCAAGACGAGTGATTATGAAGCACTTGATGAGACATTCAGTAAGCTGGCCTGGGTAGCATTTGGCAACACTTTTGTCCTTCCTCGTGGAGCCGGTCAGCAGGTTCGTGGGCTTAACTGGGCAGGCTTTCGTCCTGAGTTGGTAATCATAGATGATCTTGAAGATAAGGACACAGTTAAGAATCCTGATCAGCGCGCGAAACTTAAGGAGTGGTTTCACTCTGATCTTATGAAGACTGAGAATAAGTATGGTAAGCCTGCTGAGTTCATCTACATTGATACGATTAAGCATGAAGACTCATTACTTCAAAACTTACTTGATGCCAGTGATTGGGAATCTATTCGACTTAGTATTTGTGATGAGAAGTATAATTCACTCGACCCGAATTACATGACTACTGAGGAGATTAAGCAAGAGGTTCAAGAGCATCGTGAGAAGGGAATCATTGACTTGTTCTACATGGAGCGGATGAACCTTCCTATTAGTACTGAAGATGCTGTGTTCAAGTCAGAGTACTTCAAATACTTTTGTGATGAAGGAGAGTTCCTGCGAGTTTACAATGGTGAGACTGAGACACTTGTTAGAACGAAGAATCTCATTACTGTGGTGATTGTAGATCCGGCAAAAACTGTTCAACTCCACTCTGCTGAGAGTGCAGTAGTAGTAATAAGTGTTGATCGCGAAAGTCATCACATCTTCGTGCGTGATATTATTAGTGAAAAAGTCCGACCTGATGCTCTTTATGATAATATGTTTGATGCTGTTACTCGTTACAATGCGAGGATTCTTGCAGTTGAAGTAACATCACTTCATGCATTCATCAGTCAACCTATTGAGAATCAGATGAGGGTTCGAGGTATTTATCCATTTTATCTTGAACTTAATGCAGTCGGTAAAAAAGCTGATCGTGTTGCAAGCATGGCACCAAATTACCGTTTGGGTTACATGTATCATAATAAGGACAATTGTGGTCAGTTAGAAAGCCAGCTGGTTTCATTTCCTCGTAGTAAACTGTGGGATGTTATGGATGCTACGGCTTACATTAATAAAGTAATGGATGAGTTATCGTATTATTTTGACCCTCCAGACTCTGACAATGATGATTCGGAAGTAGAGTTTGAAGAACTAGATAATGATGATACTTTGATTTTTGAAGGAATTATCTAATGGCTTTTTCTCCAGAAGTAACTGTTCTATGTAGTTTGTTAAGTGGTATTGCTATGTTAGGAGTTGGTAAAACCTGGGGTTCGAATAATAAAGTTGATGATACTACTTGCCAGGAAAGAAGAGATTCATGTAAGCAGATTAAGGAATTATCTTTTAATCGAATAGAAGAACGTCTTGATCAGCATGATGTGTTGTTAAAGTGCATTAGTCAGAAACTTGATAAAATAATGCTGTATTCAAAAAATGAACATAGCAAATAATAACGAAGGAAAATGTTATGCCTGCTGTTACAATGGGAAATGTTCAGGGTCAGGGAAATGCTAGTATACTTCGTAAGGATTTGGGTTATAAGTATCCTAATGATTTGAATCTTCTCCCTGGATCAAAACTTCATGAGAGACTTAAGAATGAAATACTATACCGTGCGCGTGAGAGTGCTAATGTCATGAGTCAGCGCTTTGACTCTTGGAATGATATAGATAAAATTCTCACAAGTTACATCAGTATTGATGAGAAGGAAAAAGCTGTTAAGGATCAGGATGTACGTAAGCCAGTAAGTATTGTCTTTCCTTACACTTATGCAATTCTTGAGACTCTGCTCAGTTATCTTGTCGCAGCATTCTTTCAAGATCCTATTTTTCGTTATGAGGGAACTGGTCCAGATGATATTGTCGGAGCAATACTCCTGGAGAAGTTGGTCCAAGTTCAGTGTAATAAGACTAAAGTCGCACTGAGTCTTCATACTATGTTTCGTGACTCGATGAGTTATGGTATGGGTATTACAGTTCCTAGTTGGAGAGTTACTAAGGGGTTTAATCAGAAGAGAGGCCTCTTTGGAAATGTTTCTGGTGTTGAAGAAGTGACACTTTTCGAAGGTAATGAACTTAATAATATTGATCCTTATTTATTCCTTCCTGACGTCAACGTAGCAGTACATGAAGTTCAAAAAGGTGAGTACTGTGGATGGGTTAACAGTACGAATTATATGGAGTTGCTTTCAGATGAGGGTAATGATGAGAGTGATCTATTTAATGTTAAGTATTTAAAAGGACTTAAGGGTCGAAGAACTACAATTTACTCTGGTGATAATTCTGCAAGGAATAAAAAGACTGGTTTCTCTGGTAGTGAGAATCAGGATGTGACTTTTCCTATTGATGTGATTTATATGTACATCAAGATCATCCCATCTGAGTGGGAACTTAGTAAGAGTGATCGTCCTGAGCTTTGGCAATTTGCTCTGGCCAGTGATGAGGTAATCATTAAGGCGCGTCCGGCAGGATTTAACCATAACATGATTCCAGTAACTATAGCATCACCAGATTTTGATGGTTATTCTACTTCACCACTCAGCCGACTTGAAATGCTTGCTGGTCTCCAAGGGACACTTGACTGGCTGTTTAACTCTCACATTGCTAATGTGCGTAAAGCTATTAATGATATGATAGTAGTTGATCCATTTCTAATTAACATTAAGGATCTTCAAAGTCCTGAGCCAGGCAAGATCATTCGTGCTCGTCGGCCTGCTTGGGGCAGGGGAATTAAGGATGCTGTTCAGCAGCTTGCTGTTAATGATGTAATCGTGGTAACATT